ATAGTATTTCCATCTCCATAAGATGAACCTGGACCCCCTGCATAATTAAATAATTCTAACCCACCAGGTAAATCTGATATCCCTAATGCTTCTAAATTATCAGGTAAAATTTTGCCTGTAGGAGGTAAGATTTTATTATTATAAAGAGTAACTAGTCTATTTTCATCAGTACTTTTATTAGAAACTATTTTTTCATACTTATTTTCATCATTTAATAAATCATTAGTATTAAAGCCAGGACGAGGAACATGTTCCCCAGTACCTTGTAAAGCAATTTGAGCTAATAAATTAGAATTTGAGTAAACTTGGGTATTTAAAACTTCACCTCTAGTTTCAGTTTCAATTTTAGGATTAGATTTTTGTAATCCTATTTGTTTAGAAGTAAATAAAAGACCTTTAGGGAAATCATTTAAAAAACGAGAAATTCTTATAGTGTCTTCTGTTGAAGATACTACAGAGAATAAACCACCTCTAACTGTACCATCAGAGCTATATCTAGCTAAATCAGCTATATATTCTCCAGCAGGTGAGTCTTCAGGTAATCCTCCCTTAATATAAGGTAAACCACTAGAACCACCAAAAGGACGGTCCTTGTCTACTTTTAAATTTTTTAAACTAGATTTTAGGTCTCTTAATGCCATTATTATCCTGGTAAGTTATCCATATACTTAACAATAGCTCTATCATCTAATTGAGATGGAGAGGGTTTGTTAGGAATATTAGGATTACCATTAATTGAATATTCATTATGGAGTTTTGATACTACTAATTGAGGTTCTTGGGGTTGAACTGTTCCTCCATTACCTAAAATAGAAGTTTGTTCTTGTCCTAAAATTTGATTTGCCATGTTATTATGTTTTAATGTTTATAATAAATATTAATTATATTTTTCTTGTAGCTATTCCTAAGGGTGCTTTTTGTAATTCACTTGATACACGTACTCCATCTAAGTTTGTTTGAACTTTTACTCTAGACATAGCTTGAGCCATTTTATCATAGTCAATAGCTTGGGATTGCTGTTGTGGGGCAGGCTGATTTACTATCATAGGAGCATTTTTAGAATTTAAAGCTTTAGATGCTCCAGGGAATGCTACTAAATCATCATTTTTACTTAATTCAAATAAACCTCCTTCTTTTGTTGATATTTGAGTTTTACCATCTGCTGGTGAATTAACGTCACCTGCTTTTGAGAAGTAAGAATAGGCCGCAACTCCTACAACTGCCGCTGTTGCTAAACCTACTAAGGCCATTATAGGATTAGATAAAGCATATAAAGCGGCTTGAGCTGCTAATTGAACTAATTTACTTTTACCTAAAGCTAAACCTTTTAAATCACTTGCCATTTGGGCGGTTTTAGCAGTGGTTACAGATGCCTCTAAAGATACCATAGCAGCTGTTCTAGCGGTTGATATAGCTTTATATGCGGCTATGGTTTTTTCTATACCAAGTATAGTTGATGTAATAGTTTTTAAAACTATCATTGAGCCTATAACAGTAGTTATAATTCCTGAAAATTGCATCATATTATCTAACATAGATGCTAATGTCTCTAAAGGTCCTGCTAAAGCAGATCCCATTTTTTCCATAGATTTAGTTATGGATTCTTGAACAGTTAATCTTTCAAGATCTTCTAATTTCATTCCTGCATTTAATGCAGCTTGTTCTTTAGTTACATTATTATCTAATTCTTTAGCATATATCATTTTAGATATTTGATCCTTAGATAAACCCATAGCTTTTGCTATAGCTTCTTGTTCAATTCTATTACCCTTAGCAAATGTATTAAGAACTTCTTGATTGTTTCCTATCTCTTTTGCTACACCTTCTAAATCATTTTGAAGAGCATAGTAGCGAGCTGCCTCTAAATTTAATTGTTTACCAGTTATAACTTCAGCTTCAAATTCTGATGCAATAGATGATTCAATATCTAATAAAGAATCAGATATTCCTTCAACTTCTTTTAAACTTAAACCTAAAGCTCTTGCCGCTATATTAGCATCTGTTATTTTTTTAGTACTACCTCCTAATGAAAGTTGGATTGTTTGAGAGGTAGCATAAACATCTTTTAATATAGTTTTATTATTTAAAGCAGATTTATTTGTTAAATTATATGCTCCAACTTGGTTTAAAACGGATTGACTTTGGTCTTTTAATTCTGAACCATTCATTTTAGATAAAACAGCGGCATTGCCTGCTTCTTCAGCAGACATACCCATTAAGACTTGAAGTTTAGAAGCTGCTTCTATAGTGTCTTTAGAAAACACAGCATCTGCTGCAAAACCAAATTGTTGAGTTAAAGATGTAGCAGTTTTTATATAATCAACACTAGATATTAAAGATGAATTTATAGTATCTAAATGAGGTATATTTCGACCTGTTTCTCTTGTAAATTCGGTTTGAGCTTCATTTAACTTTAAAAAGCTTGAAGCAATGTTAGTAAAGACAAAATCAACAGCATTAGCAAAAGTAAATTGTTCTTTTAAAGAATTAGCTATATTTTTATACTTATTAGTCTGTTTGTCTAATTCTTTATTTTGATCTTCTAAAGTTTCTTTTTGTTTAAGTAATTCTCTTTTTCTATCTACTTCCTGTTTAGTTAAAGGTCTTAATAGTTTAGATAAATCTTCATACTCTTTAATATTTTCAGCTATAGCGTCTTGATTTAGCTTTATTTGAAATCTAGCATCTTTTGTTTTTTGAATAGCATCTGATATAGGTTTAGCTATACCCGCAAATCCCATTTTTTCTAAGAATTTTCCTGCTCCTTCTAAACCTGCTCCTAATAAACCTACTTCTTTATTAACTTCAGCTTGCAATTCAATAGTTCTATTTAAACCTCTATTAAAAGCTTCTTGTTCATTTAAAGCATCTTGAGCGGCTGCAAGATCTTTTTGATTTAATTGCCCACTTCTTATAGCTAATTTTAACTCTTCAAATTTTACTCTAGCTTGATTTTGTAGATTTTTAAGTTGTTTTTCATTTAAAGCATTTTCACCTCTTCTAAAATCAACAATTTGTTTAGAAATATCAGCTATACCATTTATAGATTTTTTAGCAGTATTATAAAAGATGTTTTGTTTAGACATTTCATTAACAGTGTCTTTAAAACTTTTAGAAATATAATCTAAATCACTAGAAGTTTCTCTAAATTCTTGTCTTAAAGCTCTAACAGTTAATAAGGCTTTATCTAAATCTTTTGGATCAAATGGAGTTAAGGGTTTGTCCCCTAGTTGTTTTCTAAGATCAGCAATTTCTTGATTTAAAGAGTTTATGTCTTGAGCCATAATATATTATATTGGTATAAATATGAAAAGCCCCTATTTTTTAGGGACTTTTGCATTGTATGTACTTGATTGAGGAATATCAGGTCTTGCTATTTCTTTACCACTTTTATTAGTTAACTGATTATTTTGTTGGTCAACAGCTTCTTGTTCTTTATCATACCATTCTTTTAATTTATTGAAAGTAAAAGTTCGAAGCCAAATAGGCATATTATAAACAGTATTCCAATCATATCCTCCTTTACCATTAAATACAATTTCATGGATTTGGGAGAACATATTTATTCTATAAATTGAGGTCAGGCCAAAAAAAGTTAAGACTAATTGGTACGGCGATGTCCTCCCCGTCATCACCTTTAATAGTTAAATCAATATCTGGAGATATTCTTTTTATTTCTTGTCTTAATGATCTTGAATCTCTTGCTAATAATTCATTATCAACAAATTCTCTAATAGTTTTTCTATCACTATCACCATTAACGGAAGTTATGATGTATTTTAATCTAGTCGACAATTCAGGTGAACCATTTGGGTTAATTTTTTTAAGTCCTTTTAATTCCTGATCTAATGACATTTCATCACCATGTGTTAATAACTTAAATGTTATTTCATTCTTTGAAGCTGGTAAAGTAAATTCAAAATTATTACCATTTTCATAATTTACATCTTCTGGTAATTCTTTGTCTATCATTTCAGTTAAATCTACTTTATAGACTGTTCCTCTATTTTCAAACTCATAATCTTGACCATATCCTAAAATACGAGAAGCAATTAAGATTGCATTTTTATCTCCTACAAGTAGTTCTTTAATGTCAATTTTAGAAACTATAAGAGACTCAATTAATTTGTCTAATACAGTACCTTGTTGAATGTAGTTTTGGTTAGTTAAAATATCTTCTTCACGAGCGGTCATGTATTTCATTTCAATTTGACCACTTCTTAGAGGAGAACCTTCAGGGTAAAGTAAACCTTTTGAAGGCAGGTCTACCATTTCAGTAGGGAATTTTGGTTTTGTAACTTGATTTTCCATAAAATTTATTTGTGTTTATATATAAATATAGTAAAATAAAAGAAAGCCCAATAAATGGACTTTCTCTTTTGTATGTTTTGAATTTTTATTCATTATTATTTTATAATTCTTTCCATTTTTTCACTCCCCATTTTTCTTCTGTGTTATAACTTTCTGTAAACTTATCTTCTAAATTTTCTGAAAAATTAATTGAACTATCTCCTTCTACTTGAATATATACTCTATTATATTCTCCCTCATTAATTAATTTTATTAAACAAAACATATCTTCTTTAATATCATATCCTTTTCCGAAGATATCTTTTCCAATTTTTTTTAAGGCTTTTTTTAAGGTTTTATTTTCCTTTAAAAATAATTCCCAATTACTTCCTTCACCCCATAAATCATCTCTATCAATTTTTTCATTGATAACTAATTTTCCAAAATCTTCAAATTTGTAAAGATCTGTGTCGCTGCTAAATACTTTCATAATTTATTATTTTTTAATTATTAATATTTTAATATATGAAATAATATTTGGAAAGCCAAAAAAGCCCACCATAAGGTGGGCTTTCTCTTTTGTATGTTTTATGTTTCTTAGTAGTTTAAGATACAATAATCCATTGCTATGGTTACTGAAAGTTCTACTGCTGCTTCTCCTGAAGACCAATCATACTCTCCAAAATTTGCTGATTTTACGAATGCACCTTTTATAATCCATTCTCCAACTACATCTCCTACAGGACCTAAGATATTCATTCTTAAATCTTTTTTGTAGAAATCTGAGTATCCATCTCTACCTGTCACAGATTCGTGAGCTAAACGTGCCCATTCCATTACTGTTTGAGCTCCTGATGGCGCAATTGGATCATATAGTGATAAAGTCATATCATTCCATCTTACTTTACCTTTAACTTTACGGTAAACATTAATGTGGTCTAATATAATTTCATTTGCTTCAAATCCTGGCGCAGATGCTTTTTTAATTAAGTATGATGGTATACCGTCAATGTATAGTATGAATCTATTTTGAACTTTTGGTTCAAACGCGGTAAACATTATTTCGTTTGGGTTTAATACTGCCATGTTTTATATATTTGTTATAAATATTTGATTATCAGTTTTTTTATTAAAAAGTTGCACCTGTTGGAGTAACATTGAAATCTAATATAATAAATTCAGCTGTTCTAGTTGGTTGAATAAATATTTGACCTACTAATTGATTTCTATCAATTACATCAGCAGTATTATTTGTATCATCCATCACTACTTTAAATGCGTACAATCCTTGTCTTTGTTGGATAGAATCTAAATATGGATTTACTTGAGATAAGAATCTATTTCTTGTAGCTAAAGTATTTTGTTCGAATACTAACGTGTTAGCAATTTGACCAATATAAGATTTTAACTCAATTAATAATCTTCTAACATTAATTCTATCTAAAGCTGAAGCTTTTTGTTGTAATGTTTTCTGACCGTAAGCAACTACTCCTTGTCCTGGGAATGTAGCAATTGGATTTACTTTTCCTAAGTACAATGTGTCTCTATCGTCTGGTGATAATTTTTTAGCTGCTTGTACAACACTTAAACCACCTCTTGTAAATCCTCCTGGTGCGAACCATGGAGCTGCAATTCTATCATTGTAAGCGTAAACACTTGGTATGATTGTTGATGGTGGAACCCATGTTAATTTTCCAGTGTTTGGAGCATTAACTTGAACCCATGGCCAATATGCTGCCGCATAGCTATTATCAATTTCTGAAGCTTCGCTTACTACTGTGTTAATAGTATTAACATCTTTACTTACTAAATCTACAACTGCAATAGCATCACCTCTGTTTTGAGTATTTGTTAATAATAATGATAAAGCTGTTGAGTTAGATGATTGCCATAATCCAGGTACTGTAATCACGTTGTATCTAAATTCATCTTGATTAGCTAACAAGTTTAATGACGATGTATAGTTAACATCAGTTAAACCGAATATTGACGATAAACTACCGTTAGCACCACCAAATGAACCACTAGAGTTTGCTGGAAGTGAAGCTGTAAATTCTGATTTAGCTACTCCATTATTATCAAAATAATTTGGTGTAGGAGCTAATACTGATTTTACTCTTACGTATCTTGATTTATTAGTATAATCACCTGAAATATCTGTGTATCCGTTATCAGTAGAAATTGCTTGGTTACCAATTACTGCTTCAATATAATTTGGAGAGTTTGGATCTAATGATAATCCAGCATATGATTCTAATATTATTTTTGAATTAATATTATCATCTCCTCTTCTAATTAATAAACTAAAAGTTCCATTTGCTGTATCTTTATTAGCTACTTCCCATCTAACATTATCTGGAGTACCATTTGTTAAAGTGTCATTAGCACCTGTTGATCCTGTACTATTTTGAATAGCTCCCCAAGATAAAGTTTCTAAAGTAAAAGCTGCTGAAGGAGTTCCAGTAGCACCACCTGCTAAACTAGCAGTTAAAGTACCTATTCCACCTACTGTTGTTGTTTTGTATACTTTGTAAGAGTTTGCTGCTGCTCCAGCTGAACTACCTGAAAAAGCAAATGTGTCTGTACTTGAGTTGTAACTAGCTGAAAAATAATTGTAAAGATCCCAAGATCCTGTATTAATGATTTCTACTATTTTTGCTCCCCATTGATCTAATGTATAAGTAGATCCTGAATTCAAAGAAGAATAAAAGAATCTATTTGAACCTATATTATCAATAGCTTCATATCCTGAAGTATTAGGAATAATATAAAAATCAATATCTGGTGTAGCAAATCTTGTAGCTACAAATGATCCTGTATCTAAATTAGTAAATGCTGATATGTTTAATGAACCAGTTGCAAATTTTCCATCAATTCCTGTAATTCCACTATTAACACCAGCTGTAGCAGGTAAAAAAGTTCCACTTACTACTCTAGTCACTAACAAAGTATTACCTCCTTGTTGGAAGTAGTTATAAGCAGAGATTGAAGTTAAATATTCATTTGAAGTACCTCCACTAACGAAAGAACCACCAAATTTATTAATATAATCACTATATGAAGTAACTAATGTAGGTATTCTAACCGGACCTTTTACAGTAGGACCTACTATAGCAGCTCCTGCAACGATAGGGCCTTGTGTTATCTGTGATTGGTCATTTTCTCTAGTTAGTACTCCTGGAGATAATAATGTTTCAGCCATTTTATTATTGGTTTAAATTAATTTATTTGATGATAAATATTGAAAGGGGGTTTAAAACTTATATTTTAGGATAAGTTATATCACCTGTTTTTATATCTATATTGATATCACCGTATTTTGTTTTTAGTTTAGAACTTATTTCAATTTCACTTGAAACTATTTGTTCATATTGTTGTTTTAGGTAATCTTCTTCTTTTTCAATTTGTAATTTTCTAAATTGTAATTGACCTAATCTACCTATTAAAATTTCAGATTTTTCTTGAAAATCTATTAAATCTTTTAATTCTTGTTCTTCTAATTTTGTTGGTTTAATCATAACGTTTTTTATTTAATTTATATTAATGAAGTCCATGTAGTACCATTATAAAAATATGGTTTACAATCTGCTCCTGACCCTGATACAGATATTGAACCTGTTGGTTGACTTGTTGGTAATGGATCATTTGGTGTTAAAGTTAATACACTTGTAATACTTACAGATCCTGTTATTGTAGTGTTTCTAAATAATTCAATTTTAGACCCAGTTGATATTCTCATATCTAAATCTCCTGTATTAAAACCAAATACTGAACTAGCTGATGTATAGAAGTTAAAAGAACCTAATGATCCAGTTCCTACTGCTTGGTATACTCTTAAACCTGCTTTAAGGCCAGAGTTGGCATCTGTAGATTTTCCATAAAATTCTGTTCTATGTATTTCTATAGAACTTGTGTCATTTGATCCATTTCTATTTGTTAAGTATAATCCACTATAACTATTAGCGGCGGATAATTGTAAATTTCCTCCTGATAATGTAACTCTATCTGAGTTAAGATTTGGATTTATTAAGATTTGATCTTTTGTTATTTGTACACCTGAGTTGCCTCCTGTTGTCAATATTGACATAGTAGCAGAAGATGTAAGAGTAAGGTTTGCGTTTACAATTTGGTTACCTCTAAAAGTACTTGAGCCAGATACATTTAAACTTCCTGTTATAGTTTGAGAACCACTAAATATATTTGATCCTGTTGTGGCAGTGTTATAAGTTAAAGCTACTGTACCATTATCATTAGGTAATGTTATAGCTTTTATACCTGTAGATAAAGAAGCAGGGAATAAAAGTTGTTGTGAATTAGATGCTGAGTTATATGATAAAACACCTAGTGATAAAAGGGTGTTATCAAATGGTGATCCTTGATTTTCAATACTAATAAAATTAGGATAAACACTCATTATTGAAAACACATCAGAATTTATAATAGTACCACTATCTACAGATAAAGATCCTGTTATACTTTGTGATCCTGAAATTGAAACTGAACCTGTAATAGTTTGGTTTCCTCTAAAAGTATTTGATCCTGTAGTAGCAAATGATCCGGTATCTATAGTAGTTCCTCCTCCACTATTCATAGCAAAAGATGCTGTTAAAGCATACAGTGAACTTGAAGCATTTATAGCAAATGAAGCACTATTCACTGTCATTGAAGACGTTTGTGAATTTCGAACAAAAGAGGTAGCTTGTAATCCATCTAAAGTATCAGCATCTCCTGCAGTAGCAGCATAACCTGCGTTAGTAGCGAAATTGGCTAAAGTAGCATTAGCAGCATTTGTTGAATTTAATGAGTATGATGAAGATAAGGCATAAGATGCACTTACCACTGATCCTAATAAAGTTTGAGCAACTGTTGAGTAAGATGCACTTGTAGCCGATGCTGCATTTGATGAACTTAAAGCATAAGATGCACTTACTACTGATCCTAATAGAGTTTGAGCAACTGTTGCATAAGATGCACTTGCGGCATTATCAGCATATGAACTTGAAGTTTCATAATTTATTTCAAATGAAGCAGATACAGCGTAAGAAGCAGTTAAAGCATATGAAGCACTTGTAGCATTTCTAGCATTTACAGCATATGAGGCTGAAGTTGCATTAGAGGAAGTTCCAAATACTGAACCTGTAATTCCTCCTGTCACATTAAGTGATCCTGATAAAGCTGTTGATCCTGTTACAGTTAAAGAACCTGTTATTAAAATATCATTATTGGCTACATTGCTTAAGGCGTTAATTACTCTTAAAACATGTTCTGCTCTAATTATGCTACTAGGAGCTATACCTGAGGTACTAATTGTACTCATACTTATTATGATTTAGGTTTTGATTATTCTATAATAAATATGATAAAATACTTTAACAATTAATGTTTCTACCTACTTCTTTTATTAATTCATAGTAATGAACTGAAGCATAATGAGGACTTAAAGTTAAGTCAGAGTTGTAAGGCAATTGATGCATATAATTTCCTTTATAAAACATTTTTCTATCATCTGTTACTCCAGCGTTATGAAATAAAGAATTTACTTCCCATTCTGCTATAGCTGAGTTAGCCCAAGTAAAATTTAATTTTTTATCTATTTTTGTTTCTATTCCTAATCTCCAAATACCCCATAGTACCGCCCACATATCAGCACACCATATTTGTAGTTCATGATGTAAAGGATCTTGTTGCTTTTTTATTTGGTTTAAATGAGTAATTTGAGGGAATAGTTGTTCACAGTCTGTATAAACTCTATACCAAAAATCAGAAGTAACATTTTTCATTAAATACTGAGCACCACCTGAATTAAGTTGGTTTTCTTTAACTATTTCTTCTTTTATATTCATTATTTGGAGCATTTTGTTTAATACATCATCTCCTTTAGATTTAATATATTCATATCCTATATAAGAAATAGTATCAGAAAGATACCAAATATCATCTTGAAGTAAATGATCTATTTCTAAAGGTTTAGTTAAAACTATATCACAATCATGATAAAAGATAGTTTCTTTTTCTAATTCAGGATTTTCTTTAAAGTATTTTGATAATAAGTAAGGTCTTACACTTGAAATGTAAAAAGCAGTAGGTCTATCATCTTGATAGAATTTAAAATTAACTTGTGGGTACCTAAACTGAAGTTGTTCAAAGTAATCATCTTTATAATTACCTTGAACAGCTAAAATTATGTGTATATCTTGTGGTTGTACTTTATTTTTTATGAAGCTATAAAGCATAACTTCTACTTGCCATGCGTAGTATAAACTAGCAGGCTGAACACAAATATATTTCATAACTAATTAAAATTTTATTATCCTCCTTTTCTATCTGTTAATACAATTCCTGCTTTAAACATAGCGTCATATAATTCAGGGTTGCTCTTTTTTACCTCATCTAAATTATGAAAATTTACATTTTTAATATCTCTTAATTCTCCTACAATATCCTCATCAGAAGGAGTATAGCTTCCTTCAAGACTCATTAAAGCGGTTCTTGAAGTGCTTACTGAATTATTAACTAATGCTTTTTGTGTGTTAGTCAAATCACCAGCTTCACCTGAAGCTTGTACAGCATTAATAGCTATTTTAATTTGATCATCAATATTTTGTAATGTTTCAAATATTGTAGGAGCTGATTCTCTCATTGCTAATTTCTTTTTTACAAGATTTGTAGCTATAGTTACTAGGTTTTCAACGTTAGCGCTTGGCATAATATTATAAGTTTAATTGGTTATTTGTGTATAAATATTAAAAAATTTTATAAAATTAACAAATTGCTGGGAAGAATGGGAAACTAGAACCATCCCAGTATCTACTTACAAATCCATCAGAATAATGTCCAAATAGGGCTAAAGATGAACATCCAGCATCATCATATATTACAGTAGCATTAATTAAGTCTGGGTCATCCATATACACATCAACACTAATATTATAGGCACAAGCTAGACCTGGGTCACTTGAATCATATCCTAAATTGTTGTAATTACATCCACTAGTTGTTGTAGTAGTTGTAGTAGTAGTTGTAGTAGTAGTGGTAGTTGTTGTAGTAGTGATTGAATACCCATACCATTCGCTCATAGCATGAGGAGGAGTTTGATTCAAACTACCACTTTGATTTGCTAAATAAAATAATGAGCCAACAGCTGGGGTTGAACCTCCAGCTAATGATGAATTAGAAGTGTTAGAAACTCTTCCTAATTCAACATTAAACATACTCATTGATATAGGTCCACTACCTGGTATAGCCATTTATTATTTGTTTTAACTCGTCTATTTGTTTTTGTTGTTCTTTAATAGACTCTATTAATAAAGGTATAATTTTATCGTATTGAACAGCTTTCATTCCACTTTCTCTTGTTTGAACTGCTTCTGGGATTACTAGTTCAATTTCTTGAGCAATAACTCCGACATCATGTCCTTTATTACCATGTAATGGTTCGTCTTCTATCCAATCAAATTCAACACCACTAATTTGAGATATTTTTTCTAATGGAGAATTTATTTTTACAATATTATTTTTCCATCTTTTATCTGAAGTAGAGAATGCTACTATATCATTTGATGCTTCAAATCTACCAGCTGTGTTGGTAGGTGTTACATTAAGTCCTAAAGCTCCATTACTAGTTACAAAAAGAGGTGTTGTTACAGATGAGAATCCATTTGTAGTATATTGTAACCTAAATGTACTGTCATTAGCTAATGTCCATCTATATCCTGTTCCTCCTATAGACTGTAGTGCTGTAAAATTACCAAAAGCTGTAACAGATGCTATTGTGTCATTTACCTGTAGTTTGTATGTAGGATTTGTCATTCCCACACCTACAAATCCACCTGAAGTTATACGCATGGCTTCTGATATAGACCCACTATTTAATCCTGTTTGAAAAGCTATTGAAGCTCCAACAGTAGATGTTCCTACTGCGACTAATCTTATTTGGGGATCTGTTGGGAATATACTAGTTGGAACAAAATCTAGAACACCACTATCTGGGGCGGCTGTAAAACTTGGGGTATTTACTCTAAATCTTATAGCTCCATTAACATCTAATTTATCAACAGGATTTGTTGTTCCAATTCCTACGTTTCCTGTTGAGTTAATTCTTACTCTTTCATTTCCAGCATCAGTGGTAAATGATATAAATCCGCCAGTTGTACTTGCACCTCTATGAAATCTAATAGCTGAGTTTCTAGTTGTTGTATAGTCTATTCCTAATTCTCCTATAACACTTCCATCTGTATTAGTAGATACATCTTGTCTGGTAGTTAGCCTAAAATTACCGTCTGAACCCCTACCTAGTATACTAGTTTGAACAGTTCCTGAGGTTTGTACATCTAGTCTAGTTGCAGGGCTTCCACCTATACCACAATTTCCTGAGGAATCAATACGTATCCTTTCTCCTCCAGCTGTAGCAAATCCTAATGTATCCGCTCCAATATTATACATACCTGTATTAGTATCTCCTGAGAATGAGAAGGCTGGTGTTGTTGCTGAACCGTTTGCTCCTTGAACTGCTGTTGTAGAGTTTACAGTAGGAACTGTAAATATATTAGTACTAGGATTAAAAGTAAGTGTACTTGAATCTGTTCTTAATGTTTGGTTACCTGATGTCCCTGTAGTAAATGTTATATAATGAGTAGCATTTGTAGTAGTTGTATCTGTTACAGCTATATTACTAGCATTTGTAGCAGTAGTAGCACTAGCTGCTAAAGTAGCAAATGAGGCAGTAGTTGCTGTAGCAGCATTTCCTGATATTCCTATTCCCCAAGTACCTGTAGCTCCTGTACCTCCAGTTGAAGGTGCACCTACAGTGTTATATGAAATTGTTCTAGCGGCTGAACCATTAAAAGATGTTCCTGAAGCGTCTCCTGTACCACCATTATTAAATGTTACAGCATTTGTAACAGATCCTGCTGAGGTAGCACTTGTAGCAGTTCCAGCAGTTGTTGCAAACAATGAACTTGAAGCTCTAGTAGCAAAAGATGAACTTATTGCTTGAGAAGCAGTAGTTGCGTATGAAG